TAATGAGGCTAACCCAAAGTCCCCTTGCCTGATGGCGTTTCCCATCTTCTCAACCCATCCGATATTCAACGGATGCTCATCGGGATCACAACCGATCAGGACATCAGTGTTCTCAGGCTTCAGGTATTGATATGCCTGCGTCCAATTTTGTGAGACACCAATGTTTTCCATGAGGGCATAATTTGATCCATACCGGGCAGCCAACTCAATAAGTTTGCTCGAGTTGATTTTCTTTGCACCCTCGAGACTTTTTGGGACTTCATCTCCCATAACAAGTGGGAATCCGAGATCAAATATTGTATGCTCGAATGTCCCGGGTTGATTCTGCTCATATAGCAATTTTGTCACCTTCTCGGTTTCGGAAGGTAAATTATAAGCAAGCGTGAAGCATAAATTTCTCATCTCTTTGATTTGAATAAAATAAAGTTTCCTGTTATTTCGGCATAAGGCTCAACTCTCGCATCCCGGGTCAGTTCTATTCCTCCGGCAATGTCAAAGGAGAGCCTGTCAATTATATTGTCGTTGTACTGATTCGGGTATATTCTCATCCCCAATATTATCGGCATTGTTCTTATTGGCAAACCTGTTATCTCATCCGGGTTATAATTCCCATGTGTGATTATCTTCATTGAAAAGAACGGGGATGTTTGATATGGCCATAAATAGAATGTCGCTCCCAAGACAAACCCATTTACATAAACATACCTGTCAAGACTGACAGGTCTCCACTCAGCGATTATGGATACGTTTGATCCTTGAAGTTCAGCGCCAACGAATCCCTTCAGGCCGCCTATTGGAGCGAACCCGAGTTTTTGGTTGAATGATACCTGACCAGAGCAGGTGCGTCCGATTATTATAGTAATTACAAAAACCAATATTATCAAAATAACCTGAATCCAATTTCTGTTTATTGTTTTCATTTTCTAATTTGTTTCCGACATTTTTTACAAAGTACATTATGCACAATCAGAACCTTCCCCTGAAATGCAGTCCCGCACTTAGAGCAAACCATTTGGAACTGCTTTTTCATTGGGATTGAATATTCCTTTTGTGTCATAATCAACAAAATCCTGACATAATGTTGCGGCTATTGGAGTCCCTGAGCATACCCACATCTCGGCATTAAAGCGATCCTTCCTGTTCATCATATTCACCGGGATCACCCTGCTAACATACTCCGCATTGAACCAAAAGAAGTTCCCGGAGTAATGAAGTGGCCAACCCTTATTGATCAGCTTCACTCCGCAAAGGTCATATCCGATATTGAGGAAGCGGACGTCAAGCATCCATTTCCTGAGGATATAATGATTCATATAATCCCTCCAATACTTGCCTCCCTCATGACCCGGCCAACTAACTCCCTTGGTATGGATATAAAACCCATAAAAACCCTGACTCCTGTTGCAAACATCTTTCATGAATGCGAGAGTAAAGAACTCGAATGCGTTCAAATCGGGCGAATATGCTGCGAGCCTCAGCTTCCCGAAAGGCTCAATTAATTTCTCAAGTTCCTCCTTGTCATATTCACTTCCAAGGCAACAAACATTGGCGACCCTCATGTAATCATAAAGTCCGCTCTCTTGCATGATATTTATCTGTTCGGATATGATTGACTTCCAATCATTGATCATGCAAACATGAATAAAGCCTACGATATTGCTTCTCTGCTCTGCCATAACTTTCTTTTTATAAATTTCATTCCATTAATGTCCATCTCCTCAGGGAGTTTGTTCTGTATGAGTTGATATTTCACATTTAACAGGTGATTATCATCAAAGGCATAGGAGATATGAGCCAACTCACAAATGTATTCGCCATGAACATGAAATCTCAGCGGATACAAATCATTGCTGACATCTTTTTGTCCAATATTGAATACATGAATCTGAGCATACCCTCTTGTCCCGGCGAGTAATATCTCAAAATCTTTGTCGTTCTGTCTTTGAAGCAAGATCAGGTCATTGACATCCCGGGCAATAAAAGTGAAGAACGGCCTGATGAAAACATCCTGATCATCTTTCCACATTGTCCTGTAAGGATTCGTCCAAGATGCTCCTGACAAATGCGTGACGTATTCCTCAATCGGAAAGTATTCAATCCTGTATCCTTTATCCTGAGCGGCTTTCATGTTATGAACAAGCGGTGCGCCATGCTCAACGAAGGCGGGAAGCTGCAAGTAGGTCTCGAGTCGTACCATTGCACAAGAAGGATGCGTGTACCTGAGAACATCACTATCATCAACCGGATCGCCACAACCATCTCCCTTGTATGTCACAAGCATGAGCGACCCGAGAGCATATATCTCCTGATCAAGTGCCCCTGATACGTTCATTGTGATCAACATCTGCTCAATCCAACCGCCCCGGCGGACAATGATGTCATTATCCATTACAAGAACATATTTTGTCTTGACAAATTTCAATATGGCGTCATCCAACATTGTCCCGTGCCCATTGCGCCCATACCTTTCCCAAAGAGTCACGTTCTCATGGGCGACATCTAAATATCTCACATAATTGATTGAGTCATCAACCGATCCGCCGTCCACAATAACAATCGGGATGTCAGGATAAAATCTCAGTATTGATTCAATACCAAGTTTTGTCACGTCAGCCGTGTCTCTTTCACACATTACAATTGTAACTTCCTTATTCTTCCATGTCTCCTGATGGAGTTCTTTGTAATTCCATTCAGGTCTTATCAGTGGCGTTGTTTTTGTCATCTTTTGAATATTATTAAAATATTATCTAATTGTCCGGGGCGGTCATCACTCAGGTCAACAACCTCATACTGAAGTCCAAGCCTGAGAAATTCATTTACATTTGTTTTCAACACATCTTCGATAATTATCAACCCCCCGGGTTTCACAATATCCCACATTACATTTACAAATGTCAATTGATCTTCAATAACATGAGAACTGTCATCAATGGCTATGTCCGGGATAAATTCAAGGGACTCAAAAAACCCTTTGTTCAATTCCTTGAGTTCCAATTTAACCGTTCTGACTCTCTTTGAGGTATTGACCCCCATAACCTCTTTCATCAAATCGCCGATCTTATCAATCCCGAGTATTTCAGCCTTGTCAAAGTAATCTTCCATGAGTTTGAGGAATCCCCCGGAGGCGAACCCGCATTCGAACACTTTGCAGTCCTTCTCCTTCCATGGCATAAACAACTTATCATAGATTGGGAGATACGAATGCTGAGTCTGCTTATCTGTGTGGTATCTTGCCTCACCGCCCTCCTGAAAGAGTTCCATGAATGTTTTCTGCGTATATCCCCATACGTTCCTGACAGGAAACGGGTTCATCTTCTCGTTCATCATTGCCAAATATGAATAATATCTTGCCTCCTTCAGGTAATACCGATCCTCATCCCGGAGGGTCTCAGGCGTCATATACCAATCCAAATGTCGGCAATAGTATGGTCTTGGTGCTCTGAGGCTGTCATACCAATCAGGCTCTCTTGTCGGACTTCCGCCCCTGCGTGTGCGATCATAAAGCGCAATACCAAGGTCTGTTGCACAATGAGAGAAACCCTGCTCATTCCTGTTTGATTCCTGTGCTATGTTTGCAGAATAAGCCGCCTGAGTGACCGCATTAACAGGAAGATCATCCAACTCATAACCGAGGGCGCATTTCCAAATACGTCCCCCGGAATTCTCTAATCCCCGGAACAGGACGTCAACAAAATCATCCGGCACTTTTGAAATATCCATATCACTGTCAGAGATAATAAAATAGCGATCATCATATAATTTATAAAGTTCAGTTGTGAAGAACGCCCATGCGAGATGGTTTTTCCCCAAGAAATGAACAGGTAATGAACAAGTTTTGTACCATTCCAAGAGCGGCGGATACGTTGAATTGTTGTCAATCAGAATCGGATCACACCCCGCTTTTTTGAAATCTTCAAGCAACGGGATTAACCAAGTGAAGCGATTGAAAACGGTTATAAATACCTTGATCCGCTCGTTCATCTTATTCTCTTTTTGAATGAGTTGAATCTTCGGTTCTCACGGTCATACCCTTTGAACTTTTTTGACTTATGTCCCGGGATGCGGCTATGTTCAGAGGAAGGATTCTTTGCCCCACCTTGAGACATACCAAACATGAATTGAGTCATTATTGCCGCAAATGACGGTCTGACCCTGACAGGTTCGGGAGGTTTAACAGGTTCTTTTGCCTGAGCGAGAGCCTGACGCATCTCTTTCCGGGCGGTCTTGCCGCTTCCAATATTGGCTATCAGGTTCATAAAAGTTCGTTTATGAGTTCGATCCTCTTGACGTTGATCTTCTTCAGACCAAGGTTCTCCCTGACATAATTCCATGCGAGCAATCCCTGTTCAGCGGGATTGATACGCACGGCTGCAACCGTCCTGATCCCCTCAAGGAAGGAAGCCGGATCGGTATAAGTAAGAATCCCGGGCAAATCTTTCCATTCCTCCCATGCGGGCGCAAGAGTCATTGCACCAAAATAAGATGCCTCGATATATGCTATGTTACTCTTGCAACGGTTAAATATTGTATCATTCAAAGGAACAGTCAGGAGAGCCGGAAGAATCTCCTTGACATTCGTGAAATAATGGATCACATCTTTGGCAGGCCATTCATAAAGATTCATTGATCCGTTCAAGAACCATGTCTCCATACCCATGAACAAGAAATGCCAATCTTTGTATTCAGCCATAGCCTTCTCAAATACCTCGGTGAACAACATGACATCTTTGATATGGGAATTTCCTCCTCGCCACATGATCATCTGCGCCCTTCCCGGGCGGATCATCCGCTCTTTGAAGATGAAATCATTGAACGCATTCGGTATCACCCGGACATCTTTGTTGTATTGCTGAAACTGTCTCTGAAGTTCCGCCGTTGTAACTGTAACAACATCTGCGTTTTGCATTACCTGAACAATATATTCCCTGACCTTATCATCATAAAGCCTGTATTTTTCGTTATCAGGAGTGAGAGCCAAAAGATTGTCATCAAAATCAACCCAAAGGGGAATCCGTAAATCCTTCAGGTATTTTGAAAGAGATACAGCCTGACTTTCAAATGGCCTTTGCATATAGACAAGATCATAGCGGATCAACTCTTGCCAATGTAGTAATGTCCTGTCCCATTGAACATGATGAACAACAAGGTTGTCAATCATTTTTTCCAAATGAGGGAAGATGCCGCCGCTCCTGTAAAAGGAACAGGCATCAGTGACGCTTGGTGTAATAGATAAAATTCTGATCATTCGTTGTTGTTTTTAGTGAGTAACTATTTTATTCTCCTGTTTGTGCTCCTGCTTCCGCCGGGGTTTGCGAGCCTCCCTGCTCATTCGTTGCTCCTGTCTCCCCGCCCTGAAATCCTGCTCCCTGCTCTAATCCGGCCTGTGTTTGCATTGCCGTCATTGCCTCCTCCTGATCCTTTGCCAATCTTTCAAGTTCGCTCTCAACATCAACTATCATCGGGTGATTTTCAAGCGCTGTCTCTTTTGACATAATTCCGGCATTGATTGAAGCGGCGATATTATCAATTGACTCGGTGATATTCTCAGGAAGGAAAGGAGTAAGAAGTGGTTTTATTTGTATTGCCTCAGCGATCTTTGCAAGTGAAGTGTTGATAACCAAGCCACATGAAGCCTTCAACAAATTCAGCCTCCTTTGCAGTCCCAAGCCGAATGTCTCCTCCTTATTCTTCACCGCCATGTGAGCATCCATGAACAGTAGTTTCAGTGCAACCCCGGAGAGTGCTCCGAGTCCCTTCATCTGATCGAATGTGATATTCGGCGTCTGACTCATTGCATAGATATAACCCTCGAGGTTCTCCTGTTCCATCCGAATGCTCATTGGCTCTGTTGCCAAGGCAAGATAATTCGCCTGTGATCCCTGAGTAAGCTGTAATATCTTCCCTGTCTCCCCCTTCTGAGCATAACCCGCCAATTCCCCGATAACTGTCAGGATTGGAGAGCCAAAATAATCATTCACATCGGCATGATTTGAAACAATTGTTTCGAGCCTTGAGATCATTGTTTGAACATCCGCCCATTCAGGGTAAAGCTGTGAATAATAGATAACCATGATTTTCTTGACCTGATTTGGCTTCGGGTTTGGCGTTATCAGCGGGTCGAGAACCCACTTCCCTGAAGCATCCATTATCCAATAGTATTCACTCTCTGAGAGATATATATCAAAATGTTCCGTATCCTTCCCCTCATCACTGATCTTGTAACTCCGGGCAAAGGCAATCATATCGCTTGTTGCATCGAACATCGGATATAATGCGTCCCCGAGGTCAGGTGAAACAATTTTCATTTTCAGGATGAACTTGGCTTCAATTGCCGGGTTCTCATTCGGAACAAAGTACCAAATCTCCGCTGCTTCCATTTCGCTCATCATTCTCCGGGCGATCTCTTTATTCTTGTAATCCATTTTGTTCTCATTCTGAATGCGATTGATCAGCTTCACAAGTTCCTTCTCCTGTGTGCCGTCATCCCCGTCCTCTACCTTTGTCTGAATAGGATCGGAGAGCATGAATCCAACCCGGCGGTCAACAATCAGTTTTTGAAATGGCATCCCAACCCGGGCAACCGGAACTGATGCTGTTGCAAGAACAGGCTCTCCCGCTTCGTTTGTTGTCCCTGTATCTTTCTTGATTGTCTTATCCGCCCTTTTTGTTGTATCAAATATATCATGTTCGGCGGTCTTGTATTGTTTGAGCGCCTCCGGCTGTTCAACCTTGAATTTTGGCTTGGCGCTTGTAAATGCGACTTGTATCTTGGCGAAGTCATTGCCCGCAATGAGTTCTGTCAATTTGATTATGTCCATGACTGCAAATTTATTAAATTATGGTAACATTCCACTCAGTTCTGTTATTTTCATCCCTTTCTTCAATGCCTCAACGGGATAAAACGTATTTGCAAGAGCATCAAAGAAGTCCGGGGAGCGCCCAAGACGTTCCTTTGTTTTCTCTTTTGGCTCAATTATTATCTTGCCGCTGCTCTGAAAGGCATATTTGATCTCAATGGCTTCGGCAATAAGTTCCGGGAGAGGGGGGAGACAAGCCTCTGACCCAAATGCCGGGTTGAGCCAATCCCTGACTGCCCAATAAAGATATGCCTTCATATTTACAAACTCATATTCCCCGGTATAGTCATTTAAGTATTGAGCCGACTCGCTATACTTACAACTGAAGGCATTGCTCATATTGAGTTCCTGAAGCCTCGAGAATACTCCCGCCCCTTCCCCGATTGTGTCAATCATTGCAACGGCCTCCTTTGACTTATGGAGATAATTATGAACCATCCCGGCGATTTTCATGTGATCCGCTTCTCCTCCCGACTGATGCGCTTCAAATTTCAGGACAAAATCTGTGAACCTATGGCAAAGAACTGAACTGTCCCGTCCCATCCCGGCCACATCAACCCCGATCCGGCGATAACCCTTGAGATTATCAAGCCTTCTCTCTGCCCATCTTTGATTTGCCGCCTCGATCCATAAATAAGGGATCAGGACGTCCTCAGATACTTCCGGGAACATTCCCCTTACCTTGACCCTGAAAAGGTCATTGGGACGAAATAAACCACCTTCCCACTCAAAATCTCCCTTGTCATCCCTGAAGTCATCCTCCTGTATGGGAGCACACCAAGTTTCAACCTTATCCTTGACCCATTCATAATCTACCTGCCCGGGAAATATTTTTTTCTTCTGAAGAACATTTGGCGCTGTCAGATCATCCAACCGGAAAGACTTCCAACGGGAGGAGCGCATTGCCTTGGCCGCATAGCCGACCATGTTATTCGGGTTAAATACGATCAATATTTTTGAATTCGATTGCAAGTTTCCTTCAATGGCATCCCAAACTAATTCGCTGATCCCGGAAGCCTCTGTAACTATGAACATTGTATTGACGGCATGGAATCCTGTCCAAGCCTCTATATTATAATCATCAGCCTTGAACCCTGTTAAGAACCATTCTTCATATTCAGTTCGGATGTCATTTGAGACGAGACGCCCGGAGAGAGGGATTGAAGCATTACGGAATAATCTGACTATTTCCGGGTACATAATATTTGAAACTTGTCTGCCTGTTGGCGCTGTCATTGCAACTTTTGTATTCTCAATCAGTGCTCCTGATTTTCTGCCCCATTTTGGTGTGAGGTACATAAAACAAAGTGCGGCAACTGCCGCAACATAGTCTTTTCCTCTTGCTGTCCCGGAAGCCACCGCAACCATCTTTTGTGTCTGAACAGCCGCCAATATCTCCTGTTGCTCAGGATCAAGCCGAACATTCAGCGCCTCGGTTGCAAAGAGATTCCAATCCCGCTCCCAACGCTCGAGTAATTTTATGCGGCCTTTCTCTGACATATAAAATTGTAGCCGCCATGACTGTAATATCGGAAATGCTCAAACCTGAAATGGAAAAAAGGTTCTAAATGAAAAGAACGTATCATGGCGGCTGTGTATTTATCCATAAAATCCAAATTTCTTTGTCTTGGAATTGGATTTGAATTTCAGACCCTTGCCCGTGTTTTTACTCCTCTGAACATTGCCTTTGAAATTCATTTTCCAATGCTGATACTCCATTCGTTTTGAAGCTGCTTGCTTCTTGGCTGATCTGAGGAATTGTCTTGCCCCGATTGATGTTGATCTTGGTTTTGGTGTGCTCCAAGCATATTTCCCCGGCTGAGATACTGAGTTGTCCCTGATCCATTGTTGAGCATTCTTCACTCCTGAGTTCCAACGCTTCTGCGCTGCTCCCTTGTGTGCCCCGGTGAGGTTGTGTTTCCCGGCTGCATTTCTGTTTCCGTGCGGTGCTCCCATAGTTAATTTCCTCCAAAGAATTTTTTAATGATATTACTTTGCCCTTTTGGCGCTCTGTTCGCCCGGTGAGCCATGCGCTTCTCATGAAATGTCCACGTTGCTTCAGGCGATCTCAGCCTTCTCAGGTTGTGGTGAGTGTTGGAACTCTTATACCAACCTTTCTGATGCGATCCGGCCGCATTCTTATTTCCCATTGGCGCTCCCATAATTACCTCCCGCTTAGGCCTCTCGCAAGGCGTGTTTTATGTGTTGAATTTGCCCGATTTGTCAAGTGCTTGCCCCATTTTCTGTTTGAACTCTTGTATTCCGCTGTTGCCCGTGAATCCCCCGCCTGTTTTGCATAATAATTCAGATCAGCTTTTTGTTCTGACGGCTTCTTGACATACCCCTTTGGGTGAAACATCCTCATTTTGCTTTTTGGCGCTCCGGCTAATCTTGGCATACCTTTCGCCCTGAATCTTGCCGTCCCCGCATTAAATTTCTTCCCCCCGGAGACATTATGCCTCCCGGCGGCGTTCTGATTCCCTCTTGGTGCTCCCATGATTTTTCGTTTTTATGAATTACTATTCCGATCCCTGCCATACAACTTTTGCATCTTGCGGGTGTATGCCGCAATCACTTTCATTTGACCCTTGTATGTTGTTGAATGCAAGAGTTTTCCGCCCTTGCCGACATACGTTGACCGCCTCCGGTGCTTGCCTGATGCGTTTTTATTCCCTCTTGGCGCTCCCATTATTTTCTCCCTGATAATTTATTAATATAACTTGGTGAGAACATTGTTTTTCTGATTGCCCGGGTGTGAAACTGTAACAACGCCATGCGTTTACGAAATTCTGCCCTGTTTTTCAGTTTCGCCCCAACATTTTTGAAACTTGAATGTCGCTTCCCTGACGCATTTTTATTTCCTATTGGTGCTCCCATGATTACCTCCTTATCCCTTTGAATCCTTTTTTGGCCACTTGCCTTTGAATATCAAACCTTTGACCTTAATTTTTTTTCCGCCCTTTGCCTTTGGCTCTTTTGACGTTTTTTCTTTTTTCTTTGCCATGATATTGATTTTTACTTTTTGAATCTTTTCAGCCACCGGGCATTTTTAGCCTTCAACCCTGACTGTTTCCTCCCGGCCAATGTCCCGAGATGTATTTTCGCCCCGGTTGATACTGAATTTGATGCGTAATGTTGTGAGATTTTTGAAGCATTATTCAAAAACCTTTTTGCCCCCCTTGACGTTCCTCGCTTGCCCGCCGCATTTTTGTTACCTCTTGGTGCTCCCATGTCGTTTAGTTTTTAGTCATCAACAATATTTGCTTTCTTCAGGAGATCAAGGAAAGGATCATGCTGAATCTTACCCTCAAATTCCTGTTTATCAACCCACTTATAATTGTTTTTCAGACAGAATATAACCATTGTTGCATTCGCCTGTCCCCGGAGTCCAATTTTGACTAATCTGTTCTCCAATTCTGCTTCGATCCGTTTTAATGTGTTCGAAAACTCGTCATCTTTTGCAAATGTATTTCTCCACTCGCTTATCCTGTAACGGCTATAAGGACGCTCTCTCACAAGGTCTTGCCAAGTGAGAACAGTATATTTTTTCTCGTCCGCCTTCAGGACAGCAAGGAAGGATTCAAGTTCAGCCAAACAAAACTCCCGGGTATATATCTTGGGTCGCCCCTCAGGTCGTTTTAGTTTTGGCTCGCTGATTACTTTCTTCTTGTTGCTTTTTGTATTTGTCATAATACCATTCAATCAGTGATTCCTGTTCAAATTCCTTCAGTTCAATCATTAAATCCTCAGCGGCTTCCATAATGTCCGAGAGCAACGCCCTCTGTTTTTGGCTTGCTCCAAACATTGTTATCTTCCCGGCCATGTGTTGTTCAATGACCTCAATGTGCTGTTTACTCAGTACAATTTTTTTTATTGCTTCCATTTCCGTTGTTGTTATTGGTTATTAAAGTTTATATTTCTTGATTACCCCCTTGAGCCTCCGGGTGTATGCGTCAGCGTTTCCATGGATTGATTTCGTCATCACTTCAGCAAAAAATTCCGAAGCATTCTCCAAGGAATATGTTCCATATCCCGACTTGCGCCGATAAGCCTTGTCGTTTTTATATTGTGAAAACAGTTTTTGAATCTCTTTCCCGGCTGCTAAATGCTTGGGACTCCGGTGAAATATTGACCAAACCCCGTGAGCAAGTTCATGTGTCAAAACATGGCCAAGCGGATCATTTGTTTTGGTGATGAACCCGAAAACATTTCTCTTTGTTGACGGAGAATATGATCTCAGGACGTCCTTGATAATTGCGGCCTTTGATTGATTGAACATTTTCTTGTTCAGGTATATCCCGGTATTCTCGCCAAGACCATTGATGAAATGAACCCCGCTAATATTGTCCTCCAAGTCCGCCAACTTGATACTCCGATCCTGAACCCCGAGTTTGGCATGGAATTGAGCGATTGTTGCTTTCATTGCCCTGTAAACGTCAGGATGTTTGATTTTCACCAAGTCCTCAACATTAGTCACCTCTCCGGTGTATTTTATATCTTTGGGCGAGAACCCTCCTGAGGTTTTCCTTGAACGCCCGGGTTTTCTGTTTGCCATCTCTTTGATTATTAATTACTTGATTACTATCCAACTGCTTGATGCCACTGTCTCATTAACTTATAAACCTTTGGTTGCGTCACCCTCAACTTGGCAGGCTTGAGCCTGAAAAATGCGTAAAACTCCATCATTCCTTCAAACTCATTGGTGATGGCTGCATAGGCGGTCGGGTGTCCATATTCACCCTCGACATGGAGTTTCTTGAGAGCATTGAGAATCTTATGCCCGAAATCGGCGTTCTTGGAGAACATCAAATGAGCCTTCTCATGAAAGAAGATCGCCTTTGATGTCGGCATTTGAATAATGTGTTTGTTTTCCATTGTTATCTCAACTCCCCTCAGATAAAAATCCGTCTGCTCCTTGAATTTATTCCTGTTCATACTTATTATTCCGCTCCCGGCATGACCGCCCTCATCACCTGCGCCGCTGTAAAACGTGACCTTCACCCCTTCCCTCTTTGCCATTTGCCTGAGTTCATTCTCGGTTGTCAGGTCAGTCCTTATGCGGACATTCCGCCTTACGCCAACGACCTTGCGGTTTGCCATTACTTTCCTTTCGGCCTCGGCTTGGGTTTTGGCTTCCTTACCGGGGTAATTTTGATTTCCTGAGTGAACTTGTCACTTGGTTTTCTTTTCTTTGTCATTATGCTACCTCCTTGATTATCATTACTTTTATTTTCAAATATGAATAATAACTCGGAATCTCTTTATAACCTACAAACTTAAACTTAGTCCCGGCCTTAAATAATACCTCCTCCTCTTGGTCGTGCATTGATAGCGGTTTGATATTTCTCCCATTCTTCCCTTGAATTGCGAATAATACCCTTGCACCTTCACTCCCCCAATTCTCCGCCTTCTTCCATGCGGTTGAAGTTGATGTAAATCCTTCAAACCGGAATGTCCCCATTTTCTCAAGTTCCTTCATTTTTTCTTCCGGGTCAATGTGAACTTTCATTGCCCGATAAGTCTCTCCCTCAAATTTAGGAACTTTATTCAGAGCGCTATTTAATAACCTCTTGGCTAACTCTGTTTCGCCGTTATGTGATATACCATGATTGATATTATGATTGAGCGGCTGATACCAACTCCCGGTATATGAATAGATCAATGCCGTTTGTGGCGGCGTCAACCCATACTCCTCGGCCTTATCTTTAATTTCCTGAGGATGATTTGAATGAACTTCGCCTGATCCAAATGCCTTTTGTAATTCATTGATGTCGTCCCATGTCGCCGGATAATCCTTTCTGATCCTGACGTTATTCCTTACCCCGACAACTTTCCTGTTAGCCATTACTTATCATTGATGAATTGTTCAATATAAACAAGATTGTGATTCTCACAAAACTCTTTCACCTTATCGCCGCCGCCATAAACAACGAGGTTGGGGGACTGCAAGCCGGAGACTTTCTGAGCGATCTTCATTTCCAAGTCTAAACACTTGAGAGCATCAGCATATCCCCGAGTCCAAAAGGCATTCCACCCCTTCGGTAATCCCATTTGATTGTACTCATAGAACTTTGGCGCAACATTCAGGTCAGCATACGCCAAGATATTACATTCCTGAAAGTACCGGGTGATCCAACGCTTTTTGTATATTTGATGGAGGCCGTATGCAATCGGGGTCGCATCCGAGAGGGAGAGGTTCGGCTCAACTATCTGACGGCATCCTGACGTTAGAACTTTCACCGGGTCTTTCCAAATTGCCTCAAACCGATAGTCGTCAACATAGAAATGGAATGTTGCAACTCCCTGTCTCAATCGGCTCTGAGCGCCCCAAGGCCAAACCGGAATAACAACCTTCCCGGCCTGTTTTGTAATATCCAATGTAGGGATGTCAAACTTATTGTTCGATTCATAGATACAATCCGAGAGCATGGAATTATAAAAATCCAAATCAGTTGTATCCACATCCTCGTCCTTTGTCTTTTTTTCCTTGATCGCCGGGATGTCCACACCCCAATCCTGAACCTGATCGCTGTCAAACTCATTCGCAATAACATCCCAATCCCACTTGCCTGCACTCACGTTGTCCTTAACAAGAAACGCCTTCAGTTTCTCCAAAGGCGTATCGGCGGTCAATACTTTGCAAGGTGCGGTTTTGTACTTCAATTCCTGTAATGCCCTCAGCCTCATATTCCCGCCAATCACAATAAAATGACCGTTGAGGGGGAAAACAATCAGTTCCCTCAGACTTAACATCTCGGGATCATCCTTGATTGATTGAAGAAGAATCCTGTAATCTTCATCCTTCAGGATGCGGGGATTTTTTGGCAATCCCGGAATCTGACCCTTGTTTATTTTGAGTTTTGCAAGGGGGACTTCAACTGTTTTATCAAGCATTACATAGCATTGCGTTTGAAACTTTCGTAATATTGTTAAAAACTCTTGCAAAGATATGAGAAAAATGACGCACCTGACTGCAAAAAGAAAATAAATATGAACAGGGATGTTGATATGTTATTAAATAATTGCTCTTTTATTTGGTTAATTCAATTTAATATAGTAATTTTGATGATTGATTTAGTATTCATTTAATCCGTGTCGCTATGGAAAACAAACTTGAAACCCGCACCAAGATCATTCCCGGGACTGTTGACGGGACTATTAACGGGAAGCCTTTCTCGGTCAGAGCAGAGAATCTGATCCATGCTATTGTTATCGAGGAGAATCCTCCTTTTACTGTCGTTCAAATTATTATGAACTTTATTATCATCCAAAATTAAGCTAATGAACTCTCTCAGAAGAAATTTAATTTCATCAATCAGCCGGGAACTTGAGGACATCAAGAGTCGGCTTGAAACCCTCAAAGATGAGGAGCAGGAATACTATGACAACGTACCCGATAATCTTCAGGGTTCGGAGCGCTATGATCAGGCCGGGGAGGCCGTTGATAATTTGGATTCCGCATTCTCCTCTCTCGAGGAGGCTATTGACTATTTGAATTCAGTAATTGAAAATTGAAGATATGAATCATTTTCAAATTAAAAACTCAGTCAGGTGCGAGAGGTGTGAAAAACTTCTTGACCCTAAAAATATTGTATGGCTTGAATTATCATGCAATGATGAAAATTATTATGAGACTCTGCCTGCCGGGCACGAATCTCAGGGCGGCTTCCCTTTCGGAAAGGATTGCGCCAAAAAACTACTTATGGAAACAACGAATGAAATCGCTTGGGGAGAGGTTTTTGATGCTGTCATCCCTCCCCGGGATAAATTCTCTCAGGAAATCTCGATCACTAAAATCAAATAGAAATGGAAACAAAAAAATTGGCCTTTTGGAAGGAACTCGTCAGGCAATACAAACCTGATAAATACCAGAAGAACCCTTATTTCATCAGCTTCCGCCCGGAGGATGAATACGAATGGAATGGGGATGACTTCACGGTTTATGATGCTCCCTCACAATACCGGGGAGAGCCTGTTCTCGCTATTCATATATATGACAAAAGTGGGCAGATGATAGATATTCTCCGGGTTAATATTCCCGAGCGCAATGCCGAATTTGTCAGGCGCATCCGGGACTACTGTTCAACCTGTAAGACTTTCACTGAAAACAATGTTGTTTATTCATGGATCAGCCGCCTTCACCGCTATTCAACCGCAACCGAAATGGTTTGTATCAACTGTGGGTCTCATTGGGATTACCTTGTCTTTGGGATTAATAAAACTCATACTCTCAGCAATGGAAAGTAATCCCCTTATCAAAGTTAAACGGACTGACAAGGTTGAAGAATTCTTCCGCCTTGATACCATGCGGGCAAAGATGATCGCCGCCGGAAATTCCCCGGAGATTGTTGCCCAATTCCTTGCACTTCTTCAGACAAAATACAAGATCACAACATCAAAGGGAACTGTCTATGAAGTGCTCAACACTTCGGAAATTAACCCGGCCGCAAGGCCATAAAATCAATAGAAATGGAAACAGCAACAAGACAAGAAAATTTGAACGCCGTCCTTCAGAGGAAGGTTAATGCGTTTGTTGAAAGATCAAAAGTTGATGCCGAGTCTCTCCTCGAGAAGCTGAAAGACAGGACAATTCAGGATTGGGTATTCAGGGATGATGAAATCTCTTTTGATACTGCCTCGACTATCCCGTTTGTCTATATCCGTGGGATGGAAAAAGAGACGCCTCACATTTGGAGGATGAACCCGCACTCAGCCTATCAGGTTGCGGATCGCATCGGCCTTCCTCAGACATGGATCAGCAAGTCTATAACAGGAGTAAATTATCAAAGGGATGCCGCCGCTTATGCCTTGAATCAATACATGGAAAACTATAAGGGGAATGATAATCGCTTCCTTATGCGCACTGTTGATGATACACTCCGGGGATTCCTCTCAACTTCATACAAGAGGCTGAACACCCGGGAGATATTTATGATGTTTGTCCTGACTGCAACGAAACTCGGACTGCCCCTTGTTGGAGCATTCGAAGGAGGAAGTCGTGACTATCTCGAAATACTTAACCCCTCCCTGACATGGGTTGATACTCCCAACAATGGCCTTGTGGCTTACGCCCGGGGGATGCAACTCAAGAACTCTGACTTCGGTGATGGATACCTTGAACTCCGTGCTTGGGGTCTTTATGGCGCTTGCCTCAACGGAAATACCGGGAAACACTTTCTCAAGGAAATTCATCTTGGTGCTCGGGTTGCTGAAGATGTAATGTTCTCGATTGAGACCATTAACCATGATACCGAGACCCGGGCACTTATGGTTCGGGATGCGATGGAATATGTTTTCTCGCCCGAGAATCAGGAATATGAAGCCAAGAGCATTCAGAAGGCATCAGAGACCGAGGTTGATCTCAAGGATGAGATACACCGCCTTCCCCAAATCGGGATCACTAAAACAGAAGCTAAATCGGTTGAGGAAATTCTTCTGAAGCACGACCCCGAGGATGGGATCAATGGCAAACCAAGTAAATTCATGGTTGCTCAGGCTATCTCCGCCCTTGCCCGCACAACTGACCCCGGGAGAATGAGAGAGATGCAAAGAGTCGCCGGGAGTCTTATTTTCATTGACAACCCCCCGAGATACCTCGAATTGAAAGATTGATCATGGGTAATATTCTGAGAATAGGAAGCCGCATGAACGACTTATCCGGCTGCCCAATTCAATTGATTGCCGTCCCCGGACTCAACACAAAATTTGTCCTTGGGCGGCTCTCTCTTGAGGGAACTACCTTCACAAGGCTCGTAATCCTCAATGATCAGCTTACCAAAATATTTGCTATTGGAACTACTAGGGCAGAAACACTTGCTCAGTTCTATGACAAAATTGACGGAAAGGACGACAATGATCTTGGGATGATCCTTGGCTTACATGATGAGTGTTAATAACTATGTTAATAACCTTTTTGATACATAATTAATTACAAGAACATATATTAATAACTTTGCGAAATGCTCAAATTCGTTTTTCTAAAAGCGTATGCGGGAACAGGGATGCTTGACTTGGAGATTTACACAACTCTCCGGGAACTCCTTGCTTCCATTTATCCCAACTTAACAGATTATCATTACTTCAGATGCCGAAAGGCATTCGGGCAGAATCAGCCGTACTTATGCGGCAATTATATAATCATAAAAAAATCATTAAATCACAATCGAAATGGAAAACCAAAACGAACAAATTGACATCATGACGGCTCAGACCGTTGGCGTCACCGAGGCTCAGTCCCGGGCAGAGATTGATATTCAGATCACGACTGCAAAGAGGTATCCCCGTAACACCTTCCGGGCGATCGAGAACATTGTGGCTCTTGTCTCTCAGGATAAGGAACTCGCCAACTCATGCGTCTATTCACTTCCCCGGGCAGGGAAGGAAATCACAGGAGCAAGTGTTCACCTCGCCCGCTTGATTGCCTCTGAATACGGGAATATACGGGTTCAGGCTCGTATTGTTGAGATCGGTGATAATATGATCACCGCTCAGGCTGTTGCTTTTGATCTCGAAAAAAACTATGCTGTCAACACCGAGGTCAAGCGCCGGATCACTGACAAGACAGGTCAGCGGTTCAAAGATGACATGATTGTTGTCACCTGTAATGCTGCGCTATCTATTGCGAGCCGGAACGCTATCCTTCAGGTAATACCTACTACCTTAACAGGAAAGGTGTTAAAAGCGGCTCAAAATGCTATTCTCGGGGATTTGACTGATGAGCAGAAGTTATTCAAGCGCCGGAAAGAGGTTTTTGACGGCTTCCTGAACAGTTATAATGTCACGGAGGTTGAAATCCTTGCCCTGTTGGAAATTGAAACCATTAATCAGGTGAAGGAAGGCCAAATCCTGACCCTTATCGGCCTCGCCAACGCTATTAAGGACGGGGATACAACTGTTGCTGAGGCATTTGGGCGCACCAAACAGTCAAATGTGGCCAAGGAGACAAAGGCAAAAGTCAACGAGGCAATCGAGAAGGCGAAGGCGAAGAAGAAACCTCAGGTCGCTGCACCGAGCGCCGCCGCCGATCCGGGTATGACCGGAGGAACTGTAACCCCAACAATAAAATTTATTCTTGAATGAAAGACGAAATAATTCAACTCAGGAAGAAAGGAATTGGAGGCTCAGAGGTAGCCTCCATCCTTGGTTTGGACGAATATGGATCACCTTACAAGGTTTGGCTCGCCAAGACCG